GGGCAAGTATGTATGGTTGCTGCTGCACCTAATGCTGGTAAGAGTATGTTTGCTCTTGTCTATGCTATTAGGGCTAAGGTGCCTACACTTTTCTTCTCGGCAGATACTGATACCGCAACAGTCTTGATGCGATCTGCAGCACAGATCTCAGGACATACACAGTTAACCGTTGAGTCTAATATGGAATACAAAGAAGACTTCTACGGTGAACACCTATCAAAGATGTCACACATACAATGGGTATTCGATTCAAGTCCATCATTAGATGACATTGAATTGGAGATTAAAGCCTACGTTGAACTGTATGGAATAGCACCTGAGTTAATTATCATTGATAACTTAATGAATGTTGCAGCCGAAACAGACAATGAATGGGCAGGGCTACGTGCAATTATGATGGAGTTGCACGATATGGCACGCAAGACTCAGGCTTGCGTCTTAGTACTCCATCACGTCAGCGAGCAGAGTGAGTATGGCTCACCGAGTATGCCACCTCCGCGTCGTGCTATTCACGGAAAGGTCAGCCAGTTACCTGCGCTGATACTCACGTTGGGTTACGACCCATTTGAAGGGATGTTGCGTGTGGCTGCGGTGAAGAATCGCTTTGGTCCACACACAGCAGATGCCTCTAAGTGGGCTACACTATTTGTTAACTTTGCAGCGTGCCAGATAGGAGATCAAGATGCACAAGGTAGGGCCTACTTACGTGGTTGATATTCAGGAGCGCACGAATGCATAAAGAAATAAACATACGTGGATGCTGGGTTAGTGTTGGAATTGCTCAGCAAATAGCGTTAAGCATTGTGATTAGCAAGTACTTTATTGGTTTAGATATAGGTCCGTTCTACCTAGTAATGGAGTTCTAATGGCTAATCCCAACGGACGTAAAGGTTCTCAGTTTGAGACAGATGTAATGAAGTGGCTTCGCAGTGTCGGAGTTATGGCAGAACGTTTGACTAAGGCTGGGGCAAAAGATGAAGGAGATATGGTTGCGATCATCGCAGGAAAAACCTACATCCTTGAACTCAAGAACAGGGCAACCCTTTCCTTGCCCGAGTTCTGGAGAGAAGCAGAAGTTGAGGCGCTTAACTACGCTAAGGCTCGTGGTATCGGGGAAGTGCCACTGCATTACGTTGTAGTTAAGCGTCGCAACTCTGGAATAGATAAAGCCTGGGTCATCCAAGACCTAGCACAATGGATAAAGGAGAAACAATAATGCCAGTACCAGAAGGTGACATCACAACATCAGAGATACTACAACCAGAAGAAGTAGTTGAAGAGGTAGAAGATGAAGATATCAAAGTGGAGGAGTAAAGTCACTGGAGTAGAGTGCGAAGTAAGAGATGGTTGGAATGAGAGAGAAGAGTATTCTGTAGTCTTATCTTTTAATGGTTTTGAAAACACTTCATCTTGGATTAGACTTTCATATTCAGAGTTCATTGAAGCGTTTGAGAAAGTAGAAGATGATAGTAAAACTGAGTAGGGATGAAGTCAGAGTTTGCACAATGCTTGCAACAGAACGTTGGCTTGCAAAGTATGGTTCTGTAGACAGACCTAACTATGCAGAGGGTAAGAAGAACGGCTACCTAGAGCACGAACTTCTTGCCAATGTCCGAGCCAACGTATCTGAGTGGGCTGTTGCATCACTGACTGACACTGCTTGGAATGTACCGTGGTATCCCAATGAACTACATCCTCGTCGTGCTAAGTTGCCTGATGTTGGTGTTAACTTTGAGGTACGCACAGTACGCACACGTGATTCAGTTCCATTTTGGAGCAAAGATAGTGGCAAGATCATAGTGGGAACTAAGATTCTTGATGAGGATTACTATTCACAGGTTGAAGTATATGGTTGGTGCAACCCTGAAGAGTATGCAGTAGCACAATACAGAGATGAAACCATCGGTGGATGGCGTGTACCAGTAACAGAACTAAAGGAGTTTTAATGATTTGTCAGAACTGTACTAAGGCTGGGGAAGAGAACACTCTAACCCATTACAAGCGTGCCTTTAACTGGCACGACAAATGCAACGACAAGGGGTGTGTATGCCAGCACAAGACTGGTCCAGGGTACGTAAGACGGGGCGATTCAAAGGTTCCGTTGATGCAAACACAATCCCCATAGGAACAATTGTTCTCCACTATGGAGGCGAAGTTCGAGAGGGTAGGTCTGCATCGGTAAGGTGTTGTATCCATCCTGATAAAAGAAGAAGTGCTGTCATTAATACCTATGACAATTTGTTCTTCTGCCACACTTGCGGGAAGGGTGGTAACGCAGTCAATGTTGTAGGTATCATAGAGAACTTGGAGTTTAAGGATGCACTTGCACGAGCAATCGAAATCGTTGCTGGAAGCGGTCAATCACTACAGCAAAAACCTGGACACAAGGGCAATAGAGTATCTCGAAGGACGTGGGATCTCTGAAGATGTTGCTCAACAGTTTTCTTTGGGTGTAGTAACAGACCCAATCAACGGTCACGAAATGCACACGGGCTGGCTTTCTGTGCCCTATCTGACTGCACTTGGTATGTGTGTGGGTGTGAAGTTTCGCAGGCTAGATGATGGCAAGCCAAGGTACGGTGCACCAGCAGGGCAGAAGGGTCACCTCTATAACGTGGCTGATGTCACCATCGATTCATCTATTATCGTGGTGTGTGAGGGTGAGTTAGATGCGGTAGTTGTATCAGGTATCTTGAACCTACCAGCAGTTGGAGTACCAGGAGTGCAGGCTTGGAAGCCACACTTTAATAAGTTATTTACAGGCTATGACATTGTGTATGTAGTCGGTGACAATGACATCAAGGAAGATGGCACCAACCCAGGTGCTGAGTTCTCCCGCCGTGTCTCACAAGAAATAATGAACTCACGCATAGTATCATTGCCACCATCAATGGACATCAATGACTTCTATCTTGCAAATGGTAAAGAAGAAGCGTTAAAATTATTTGGAGGTGTGTAATGTATGACAATGACCGAGAACGAGTGGGTCATAATGGTACAGACTTTGCAGCATATGGGCTTTCACATCTTGCACCAAGACAGGATGAACCAAACAGTACTGATAAGCCCACAGCCAACCCGTTAGCAGATCACGCTGCTGTTACTGGATATCGTGGCAGTGGTGTATCAACTGATGACTTAACATCCTTCATCGAATCCTTTGCATCTCTTCGTGCTGGACGTGTCAAGGGTGTAGGTCACGATCAATACTCACACGCTAAGGGTCAGAAGTTCGAGTCCTTTACCGCATCAGATACCATTAGAGAATTGATTGAAGAGTTAGCAGATGCCAGTAATTACATAGACTTCCTTGCCATTAAGTTGCTGAACATTCAGCACACTATAGATCGGGTGTTACCAGACTGTGACTGAACCGCATCCAGTAATCAATGACATCATACCTAGCGTAGTGACCATTGTTCATCGTCGCTATCGTAAGTATGTAGACCGTACTGACCTAACACAAGAAGCATACGCTTGGGTAATGACACGCGTTGCATACTTCAATGGCTTACTAGAAGAAGAGAACGAGGCTGTGCGCTTGGGTAACCAAAGGCGTATCGGCTGGCAGATGAAGCGTGCTATCGAACGCTATGCACGCAAAGAGAAGGCTGTTAAGTCAGGGTATCAGACCAATGATGAATCATTCTATGATGTAATCACTATCGCACAACTCTTGCCGTATGTAATTGCAAGCGTGGTCAATGATACCGCCATTGAACAGGCACAAAACCTTATCAATGATGGCACACCACGCAAGCCTGCTGCACCAGCAGAAGGTGGCAACCTATTAGCCACACTCATTGACATCAAGAAGGCTTTCGAGTCACTAGATGAGGATGAGAAGAACATCCTACGTCTGCGCTATCACGAGAACTACACACTGCAACAGTTGAGTGAGGTTCTTGAGTGTGCTGTCTCTACTGCTGATCGTAGATGTGGCAACGCACTACGCAAACTACTTAACTTTATGGGAGGGGAGTCTCCTTACCAATGACATACGACTACGAATGCCCAGGGTGCGGTGATGTACGCACCATCGAACGCAAGATGACTGACCCTGAAGATACATACATCTGCGACAACTGCCACACAGAGTTCAGACGTAAGTGGTCTGCTCCTAGTGTGGTCTTTAATGCGCCAGGATTTTATAGCACAGATAATAAATGATCGAAGGCTTATCCTTCTTAGACAAGCAAAGAACCCCACCGCAGGAAGGGTAGCGATGAGGTTCTTTGTGTCCGAAAGGAGGATGCACTTAAAGTGTATCAGTACCAGCCTCGTCTGTCACTATGGGCGAGAGCGCGACACGCACTCCCTCTATAGCGGTGACCAATGTATCGTAGACCGTGAAGGATTTGAAGTTCAGGCTGTCCACTACGTTCTCTAAGGAGTTGAGCAATTCCATAAGCCGAACTTCCTCGCTGGTTCTTGGCAAGGTGGTCAAACCTGCTTTCACGGGTCCATAGGGTGACAAGGCACGCAACTTCCCTTCTCGAATATCCGAGAGCACGACTATATTCTCTTGCGATTCGTTTGTTCTCACGCTTTTCCTCCATCGTTGCCTTCGTTCGTTCCTGTATCCATAGTTTCTTTGAGGCTAGGTCCACCTCGTCCGTCTGCTGTGCGGACACGAACACCGACAACAGGGACAGTATTACCATCAAGATCAATCCACGTTTTGCCTTCTTGTTCATCTGCCTTCTTCTCCATTTCGAGCAACTGCTTATAGGTATCAGGGTGTAGATGAGCAAGGCGTATCAACGCACGGTCTCTTGCCCTTCTGTAATTGCGTTGGCGTACTGCTTGTTTAGCAGCACCAACCAATCTTTTATTTGTTTCCATTGTTAGTCTTGTCCTCCCATACAATCAGCACGTAGGCTATCAGCATTATCACGGCTAGACCTATCCAGTAACTCATTGTGTGCTCGCCATCACAGCAAAGACAACCTTTGTAATGTCGATGGGTTCAATCATCAACCGCGCATCCTCTTCCCCTGCCTCCCAGCAGGAGACCAATAGGCGTGAGTTGAGAGGTGACCTGCGTAGCCATTCGACTGCGCTGTGCGGATCTTCCCCGCCCCATACTGCGTTGCCTTCCTCTGTTGCTATCTCGTAGAAGTTCACCAGTTTATTCTTTGGGTGGAATCCCACCACGTTATCAGTTGTCATCACTTCCTCCTTCGTTGAATGTATCTACCATAGACAGGGCGTAGACCATACGCATAAGGTTCATACCTGCCTCCTTCTCCATCTCTTCATCTTGTACCTGCATTAGCGCAAGGTTGCGACACAACTCTGCCTTTGCTTTCCAGTACTCTACCGTAGGCTCAGTCATTCTTGATCTCCTCTACCTCAAAGTAATATTCCACCTTGTTCTCATCAAGGGCGCTCAACTTGTCACGTTCTGATGCGCCCCACATACGAGCCTCTAATTCTGTGTTGAATTCTTTGCTCGCTGTATGAACCACCTTTGCAATTGATATCTCATACTCCTTCATTCTCTTTACCTTCCTTTACTATGTCGTTGATGGTCTTCTCCA